AACAGGCTTTTCCAACACAAATACAGGCATTAGAATACGGTCAAGGTTCAAATGATACGGCTCAAAAGTTGTCCGTTACATTCTCGTATTACGACATATTGAATTTGGATGTTCAGAAGAAATAGTTAACACATATACATATTATTAAAGTTTATTATGCTACCAACAATCGAAACACCTAAGTATACCGTAACCATTCCGTCAACCAAAAAGACCGTCGAAATTCGGCCATATCGTGTCAAAGAGGAGAAGATCCTCATGATTGCGATTGAATCTGCGGATGAAAAACAGATAATGATGGCCGTAAAGGATATCATTCGAGGATGCACCTTTGATAAGGTAAATCCAGATGAATTGACCACTACGGATCTGGAATATCTTTTTCTTAAACTTCGAGCCAAATCGGTCGGCGAAAATGTTGCCATAACACTCAAATGCCAAGAAAAGGATTGCATTGGTCAAATAGAAATGGACATCGATCTGGATTCCATTGAGCCTGTTTCGACCGGTAATGGTTTTACTTCCAATAAGATTGAATTGAGTAATACCATTGGAATGACTCTGCGTCCTATCACGGTTCGCACATTAGGTAAGTTGAATGCCAATACTAAAGACGATGACAAAGGGCAGCGAATCACCAATGCAATCATTGCCACAATTGATACAATCTATGACGACAAGGGTGTGTATCGTGCGGAGGACTATTCCATCTCAGATATGACCAAATTCGTGGATTCCCTTTCCGCGGCTCATGTCAAGCAGATTCAGAGCTATATTGAGACTCAACCACAATTATCCAAAGTAGTCAATTATACCTGTCCTAAGTGTAAGAAGAAGCATAGTCTGACTCTTAAAGGCCTGCAAAGTTTTTTCGTCTAGGCCTCTCACACGATACGCTGAGTAATCACTATATCACAAATTTTGAAATGGCTCAGCGGCATGGATATAGTCTGACCGAACTAAATGACATGTTGCCGTGGGAGAGGGATATCTATGTATCCTTGCTGATCGACCATGTCAAAAAGGAGAATGAAAGGCATAAACAAGATATCGATGCTATAAATAGAAAATAGAATTTATGCCAGGCGATATTAAAGAAAACATTAAAGCCATAATAGATGCTTTAAACGAAACAGGAGATAAGCTTAAAGAATTACCTGGCGCAAAGCAATTCAGCGATATTGCTCATGGATTAAGTCAATTTTCAAAGATTGATTGGAACATATTTGGCAAAGGCGCGGCTGAGGGTCTTAAAAATTTCGCCGATTCAATCAAAGATGATCCATTCAAGAATATATTAACATCCTTTAAGGGTCTTGGTGCTTCTGGTAAAGATATACAAGCTTTAGGTGTCCTTGGTTCATCACTCAATAGATTTGCGGATATTGATTGGAATGCCATATCCTTTGGCTTTAATGAATTGAGTCATATTAGTCAAACAATCAAATCTGCCATTCCAGGCCTTAAAGCATTTACTAAAGCCGTTAAAGACTTAGATGAGCATTCAGACAACTTTAATGCTTTTAATGTTCTATCAGAATCTCTAAAGACATTTAGCGAGATTAGTTGGGCGCGTGTGACATTGGGATTTACCATGATGTCCGTATTGCCTTGGCTTATTAAAAAATCAGCCAAGGGATTTGATGAAGTCGGCAAGGCTTTGAATGGTTTGCAAAGTTGCGCCAAGGGATTTGAAGCTTTTAATACGCTGTCTATGGCTTTCAAAAGTTTCGGAGAGATACCATGGGGGGCTGTCACATTAGGTTTGGTGGTTCTTCGAATAATATCTCCTCTCTTTACAGGATTTGGTAAAGCGGTTCAATCACTTGGAAATACAATTGGTACCAAAACTGCTCAAAATACAATTGAATCATTTCACAAATTCGTTTCAGCATTAGTCGAATTTAGCAATGTAAAATGGGGAAGCATCATCTTTGGTGTCTTCATGATGAAAATATTTGGTGGCGCCTTTAAGACAATGTCAGAATTGGCCGGGCCTTTAGATAAAGGTGTCCAAGTTTTACAGAGAGCCGCATCTGGAGCAGGCCGTGCAATTGGCATGTTTGTCACGGCTATTGGTCAGGCCGCGGCAAATCCATTATTTTGGGTTGGCATAGCCGGCCTGGCCGCATTAGGATTGACTTTGATGACATTTGGCAAAGCCGCAGAATGGGCAGGCAAAGGTGTCATGTATCTGGCCAAGGGCTTCAAAATGATGGTGGAATCTGCCGTCGAAGGAGTCTCACAACTAATAAAGCTGGCCGATGAATCAGATGGTCTATTCAAAGCCGCCGCGGGGATTGCGGCGATATCTGCCGCATTGGTAGCATTCTCTTATGCTTCAGTTGCATCTGGCATTGGCGGAGCCATTGGTGGTTTGATTGGCAAAGTTACCGGTACAAGTCCAATTGATCAGATATTGAAGTTAGCCGAAGCCGGTGACAAATTGGAAAAAACAGCTAATGCTTTAGAGAGAATCAATGCGGCTATCAGAGACATGCCATCCAAATCTGGCACGGAACTATCAGTCGCCAATGAAGAAGCCGCGAGTCTCTCCTCACAACGAGGCGTTGCTACCGTGACAGCTGGTGGAAAGAATATATCAGCTCCAGTGTCTAATAAGATATCTACAACGGTTGTGAATAATCATTGGATGCCAGATCGTTCAATGGCTCTGATTCTGGCTCCGGCTATCTAATAAAAAAGCCTCGGAATTTTCATTCCGAGGCTCGTGATTTAATTGATATTCGTTAGATTAGCTCTGAGCTAACTTAGCAAAATACGAAATATCTTTACCACTTGGAGTTTCATCATCGTCAGATTCTGTCAGTGCTCCTTCATCCGTAGCTCCAACATCCGGAGTAGGCTCAGAGCGATAAGGAGTAGGCGCTGGAACGTCTTCAGCCGTGATAGGACCATTGACAGAATCAGAACCAAGCACCTCAATCAGCTTCTTCTTAAGATCCGCATAAGACTTAAAGTTCTTCGGATCAAGGAAGGGTTGGAGCGGTTGCAGCTTTTCATATAAGGCTTTAAGCTTGTCATCATTACCTTCGAAGAGTTGAGAAGCCGCTTCGAATTCAGATTTGTCGTAATTGCGATAGCCTTCAACATTACGAATCTTGAGCTTAAAGTTGGCACCGCCCCAGAAATCAAATGGATTGATAGGCTGTTCACCCGGAAACTGAGGATGCATCAAATCGTCAATCTTATCCCAGATCTTCTTACCAAACTTGAAAAGAAACGTTTTTCCTTCATTGGCCGGATTACCCGGATCGGCAATGACCAAGATATTGGACACATAATGAAGACGACGTTTCTGATTACGAGCCTGCTTACGTTCCGGCGAATTATCATCCGTACTGGTATTCCAAAGCTTGGTATTAAGTTCGGATACCGGATCTTGCTGGCCAATCGAAGTCAAGGAGTTTTCAATATACCAACGGCCGGTAGAACCTTTGAATCCATGATCCCAATAACGAATCCAAGAAACATCCTCACCTTTGGCTGGAAGAAAACGAATGACCGCGTAACCATTTCCGGCTTTATCAACCGTAGGTGACCAGAAGCGATCATCGACTTCATATGAGGTCGATGTCTTAAGTTTATCAGCCGCCGCAAGAAGTTTGCTCATGGAGGCCGTACGATTTTGTTTTAATGTTTCGAATGACATGTATGTTTATTTTGTATTGTTTGTATTGTTTGTGTAGTTGAATATTGTTCTCAACTGCAACTATATGTATACTATCACGGATTATGTGGATGTAAATACCGAAATTACGATATCGCGATATGCTGGCACATGCAAATCACGTGATAGAATCTGAGCATATTTTTTGACACGAATTGAATGTTCATTCCACAATCCAAGCGGATCTGAGACATTTTTCATCTCATTATTCAGAAATCCTGTCAGGCATTGAATGATACTCAGAGCATGAATTGAAACCTCTGAAGCCGCATAGGCCATCAATATTCTAGGAGGACGATCTGAACCTTTCATCAATTCATCGAATACATTACCATGCTTATCCCGAATTACCTTTAGCTCTTGTTCAAAGCGGTACTTCATCGATTCATGATATGCCTTTAATTCAATAAAAGGCTCTTCGTTCATATCACCAATCCACTTATTGCCGGCCAATACGTTTGCCACACAATACCATATAGCGTCATTCAAATCTGAATGCTTGCGAGACAACTTCTCGAAATGATATCGATCTTTTCGAATCTCGAAAGCCTTCTGAGTCAAACTTGCCATCTTAAAGCGGTACTTGACCGCATCAAGTTTGTCTTCGAAATGAAGACGAATGGACGTGGCAATATGCCATGCCTGAAGAGGCGCTATCTTCTCAGCGATTGTCACGATTGTCTTGTTTCCTCAGACGAGCCAATTCTTTCTTCATAGCCCCTTGAGATGCCTTTTTAGCTTCTTGACGAACGTATGGAATGATTCGACCGTTCTCATCAGTTTGATTTCGATGAATACGAATGGCTCTGGATAAGATAGGGCGAGGATTATTGTTGATCTTGATGTTATACTTTTTAGTCAGTTCAAGCATTTGAACCTTGTCTTTTTCGGTAGGCTGAACACCAGTATTGATGTATTTCTCGACATAAGATTGAATCAGAGCTCTATCGGCTGGATCCATGTCGGAGTTTGCGTATGTTTGATTATTCATATTATAGTGTAGCGGTTGTTAAACGTTTTTTGCCATAGACCGTATTGAGTTGAATTGATTGATTTTCGATTTTCGACTTGAGTGGAGAAGTGATTATCATGTCTTTAAGATCAACAGGATCGAGGCCTAGTTCATCGCAGATGTGAATAATGGCTTCAGAATAGCGCATATTTTCCTTTCTAACAAGGAGCTCAACGCGTTCGGCCAACGTACGCTTATTCAAAATTGGAATATCACGAAGTGTTCTAGATGTCATAATCATATTACCAAGCAACACTCTTTATGGAATTCAGACGGAAAGATCTCCATGCGTTCTTATCAAGATCATATACACATAACACATTGGGATTACGAGGCTGAATTTGCTCCATTAAATCTCTCTGTTTTAGGGCTGGATATGCGCCATCTTTGAGTGTGCAATTCATTTGTCGAAGAGTACCATCAGTCTTTTCGAAGACAAGGCGAGTCAAGGCTGACTCTCTGAGTTTTTGAAGTAGAGCAAATCTTTCAAGCTCTGTGTCAGTATAAGTGTCCAATTTCATAATGTAGTTATAAGTTCATTCATGTTAGACGGCAATCTAACATATGTTTTCAGCTTTGTATACTTCTTTTTATGACATAATTACAAAGCTTACCTTAATGGTGTGTGAGCATATCTCTCTTTATTTCTGTTCTATCTGGTGTGTATTGGATTATCAAGGTCAGGTATATTTCCTTTATTTGCTTCTTTTTTCCTTCTGACTTTCTGCCTTCTTTATTCCTTGTTTTTGTTTTTCAGAAGCTTGCCTTGAAGAGATACTGTATTTATCTATACAGAATTAGAGGTACAAAAGAGCTCATATCGTAAAATAGTTGATAATAATTACAAAGAGAATATATCGATATGTATCATAAATAGTGTAGAGATGCATACCAATATAAGTACAATTGCTTATGAAGGAAAAGCTACGTCTATAGGAAGTACAATTACGCAAACTAGAACGGGTGTCTCTTCAGCTAATGATCATTATTCATTTCCTACACTTCCATATTTAGAAGGATTTTATCTAGATTCGAATGGCACCGGATCTCGTCTAGATATTTCTACTACTTCTTCATTGGTATCTTATAATATTACGACTTCCTCAACACGAGGCGGTTCTTCGCCCTCGTACACATATACATGGAATGTCGTCTTTACATCCGTGACATTTGCAGATAATCTTGAATCTGAGATATTAGCCGTGAAGAGACCAGACGGTTCTGATCTTAAACCTGATACGAAGCTTGTGTATACTGGTTCATTGACTTCGTATGCATCGAATACGACAAGCTATGCTATGTATTCTTTTGTACCCAGAGTGCACGATACGGTATATGCGGTCTGGAGATGGAGTACAACGTATCCTTCGACAACGACGATCACTTCACATTCTGCGTCTATACAAGTTCAGAAGGACAACTATCCGGGATGGAATACCACACCACTTAATCAATACGTTTAATCTATGCCAGCCGTAACCAGATTAGGAGACAAATGTACCGGTGATGGATGCTTACCCTCTAGACCATCAACTGGAGCAAATATTAAGGAAGTATATTGTAATAATATAAAAGTGCATTGCAAAAACGATACTTGGGAAGAACACAGGTGTGGATCTACTATTCATACAAATCGTACAACCATTGGAGGTTCTGGAACGGTTTATATTGATAATGATCCGATCGCCCGAATTGGTGATCAGATTAATTGTGGAGCATCGATCGCTCAAGGTTCTGGCAATGTCTTTGCCGGATGAGATATCTTGGGCTTCTTCTGCTTCTTATTGAAGATCGCATTCCAACGCTGATCGAATTCAGTGTACTTTATGGAAAATGGACGAGGCTTGGAACCTTTGCCATACTGTGGAGCATTTGAAGTAGTCATTGTCTATTACTTGATCTTTTTCCATTTTAGATAACCATGCACATTGATAATGACATATATTGCATTTAATGTGCACATGGCTATTTGATTTGTTAACGTAAAATGAGTCATTCCAAGAAATGAGGCACAGAATCCGACAAGCCAACCTTCACGCCTAAAATTCATGATTAAGACGGAGGATGTCAATGTCATTGCGACAATAATCCATGGAAGGATTGTATTCATTTAATCTTTATTGACACGGACATATTTGATTCGAATATTGTTTAAGCCGAATCCATTGTTCTTATGATACACTTCATTCAGTGTAAAGAAATGTTTCTCTGATATCACACGGCCGCTGTCGGCATCAATCAGAACATGTTCATACACCGGTTCATCTTTCAAAGCAGTATTCATTTTCATAGTAACCTTTATTCTCCTTTATTTTCACGTAGAAATACTTGAGTTTTGATTCCTCCATCATAACAATCCAGAAGCGTCGGATTCTCATATCGACGAATAGAAACATCGGTATTGCCCAACCATTGACGAGCTTCTTTCATAACATTTTCCGTGAGTGCTTTAGGACACCGGGAAAATTTAGTGCAACCTGCACCGGTACAAAATGTCATATCTTTATAGTGAATCATATTATGCAAAAAAGTTTTCTATGCTTGAAAAGCCTATTTCGGCATTGTCACCGAATTTATTTGATTCTAATTTTAGTTCTTTCTTTATTGCTGTTGTCTTAGTCTCAGTGATACTGTGTGACATATCATTGAACGGAACATATTTAGCATGTTCTGAATCATACCATGTATGAGTAGATTTAGAAAAGTGACGAACAATAGGCTGCCCCGTTACAATCATGGGATAATAGTCATCCACACCCTTTTTGGGTCGATTGGTCCATGTCCACGCTTCTGGATTTGGTCTATCGTTAATATCTAATGGAATTTCAAATCCCGAAGAAATTCTTAGAATGTATTCCTGATTCCATTGATTCGCTTCAATAGTGGCCGTTTTCATAATATAAAACCGATCTTACCATTCGTGACGACCAGAAGGAGAGAAAACACAATTGTTCCCACGTAGCTTTGAGCCGCACCAGACGCATCCCTTGGAACCATGTCCGTGTTCATGATATCCTTCCGGAGAGAAAATACATGGCCCATAGTTTTTCGAGCCACACCAGACACAAGCATCTGAATCAGCGGAATGCCGATGCCTCTTGGTCGGTGAAAAGACACACGAATAGCCATAGTTCGAAGCACCACAGAATGTGCAGGTAGAATTTTTCATAATGATATTTATGAAAAAATAAAGGAGAGTAGCAGCATGACACTACTACTCTCCTTCATGGATTACATTCCAGTGGAACCACCACCGGACAGCGAATTCATTGAATATTGAATCTTTCGCTGAGGACCAGACTTATTGCCTCGAGGAGAAGTCAATACGTTGATCTTATCACCATCGATCTCGACACCGTGAACCTGATCAGAATTACGATTCAAGTTTGTGCACTTAATCGTATGGCGCTGACTATATCCAGCACGCGTGACTTCAAGTTCATTAGTCTTTTCGTTATAGATTGCAGTTCCTGTTTTAGGCATAGTCATTCCTTATGATTAGCTTACAAATGTGATACCAGTGTGATTCTCAGACTTATTGATGGATTTGCAATAGGTATCCCAAGCCTTCAATGACTTTGCATGCTCGCTCAACGATTCATAGCGAGTCATAAGACCATTCCAATATGCTTCCGTGCATTTGCGTTTCTTGGCCGTGAGATCATAATGATTCACGATCGTGCGCGAAGTTTTGCTGAGCCAATGCACGGTTTTCTTGTCGTTCATTTCCTGAACGCGTGACAGAATCTTTTCGACAGGGCGATTGGAAGTCTGTGCCTTTACGGCAGTTGGAGTTGTGGTGGTTATTGCCGGCTTGACGGCCACAGGCGTGATGTTACTTTTGTTCATAATGTATTACTTCGTTTCTGTTGGTTTCTCAACCTATGATTAACATACCATAGTTATTGAAATTGTACAACACTAAATTTCAAAGTTTGTTGTAGCTATAGTATTAGTCAAGGATTATTTAATCCCGGCCAGTTTTCTTTGCCCATTCGCGGGCGATTGCCAAAATGTTTTCGCGCTCGCCTGCCACGATGCAAATCGATTTCCAATTATATTTCCCATCTAAAACCAGCAAATCCGCGACAATGTTTCGGGCAGCGTAGTGAGGCAGGATGTTAAAACCTTTTATCGTGTTTTTTGTTTTCATAACTAGAGTTTGCCTGGTGTTAGTCAAGTTCGTCAAATTGTTCGTCATCATGGCATTGGCTTTCATTGAGCACAACACTGATGCCATCCTTGATTTCATCGTGCAAACCATGACGAATGATTCGATAACTATAAAATTTTTGAGTCGTCTGCTCGCCAGTGCCGGTAAACGCATACTGATAATCAAGGAGTGAACCGGCCGGTACCATCATGCATTCGAGCGTATTTTGAACGTCCAAGTGCACGTCGCACTTAGGTGATAGGATATGCTTAGCGTAGTTCATAATCGTTATTCGATGGGAGTGAGGGTGACGCGGAAGAGCTTGGTACTGGTGATCATCTCTTTGATGATCAGGTCCTTACCGTCAAACTCGGAATCCAACCAGTGGGAGTCATGTCTGATGACGTCATTGAGGTTGCTTAGAACCTCGTCCTTGAGGCGATTGAGTTTGATCTTTGCACTGTCAACAGGCCTGTTCTCCTTGCAGACGCAGCCAGTCCGGCCTTGGATTGGAGTATCGGAATGACTATAGTGACTCATTCCACCCCCTGAAGTCCAGCCGCCACAGGTTGAACAGGCCGCGCGCGGGATGTTGACCAGGTCGTTTCCGGTCCAATGCTTGGTTTTATTCTTAATTACTTGATTCATTCTGAGATAATAATACCATAGAATCCCAGTTTGTAAATAAGAAAATGAAAGAAAATCAGCCTGATAATCAGCTACTTACACACTAAGCTAATTATTCTTATTGCTTGGAAGCGGCTTCTGATACCTTTTTGAGCTCCTTCCGCTCATTTAGGCGCTGTACGATCTCAGAGGATGTCAACCATAGGTCCTGTCCTTTAAGCGTATTCTGAATCTCTTCCTGTGATAGAAAATTGATATAGACTTCTTTGAAGAGAGTTTCAATCCATTTGGATTCGAATGTGATTTGAGAATGCATTTCTCCACCTTTGCCAAAGGCTGCTCCGGAATAATTATGAATCATCATGGCGGAATGAGCAGATACTTCAAAGGTGTCACATGCCAGAAAGATCAAAGTAGCCGCAGACATGCATGCACCTTCAATTGAGGCTACGGTTAATGCTTGGCATTCATTGATGACACGCATGAACTGAATTGCCGTGAATAGATCTCCACCGGGAGAATTGAAATGAAAGATCACTACATCATTTGGCCCGCAATTCCGAATCTGATTGAACCATTCGGCGTATTCTTCGGCTTCATCTATTTCACCTAGAATATAGTATTCCAAAATTCTTCCAGCGTTTTTTTCTGAGAAGGAAGGCTTATTGGTATTCTTTTTCATGTCGGCGATATCTGTAATATCGATGACCGTGTCATTACTAATTGGAGCCGTGATCTTTTTCATATTTAGTTATCGCCTTATGTAAACTATCTATCCAATTGTCTCTATTGTCTGTAAAGACAATAGGTTTTCTTTGACCATCGACGGCCATGATTATGACCAATTTATCTACCGGAATTCCGGTTCTTTCTTCAAACATTATGCAATATGCACATGTTTGAATGAAATAGTTATCAATCTCGGATCGCGTCTTGATTCGCTTTGAAGTTTTGAAGTCTATGACCGATAGTCTTCCATCAAATTCAGCGATCAAATCCGTCCGACCAGCAACTTTCAAATGATTCGAATATAGGGGTTTTTCTTGTAGAAAAACTTTCCCTATGTGCATATTTATTTCCGGAACGATTCCACGAAACATAGCAACAGCATCGGGCATTATCGAAGCATCAAAAACAATATTTTCATTGTTGATGTATCGTTCCATCAATGAATGGAGGGCAGAACCTCGATCACAGGCAATACGGGAAATACGATTTGATTCTTCTTCGCCTACACGTCTTTTCCAATTCTCAAGAGCATAATTCTTGCCATGTGAAAGGACCGTTGTGATAGAAGGATACGTGATTAGCTTGAGCGTATTGGTAGGAATAACGTATCGTCGTTTTCCATCAATCTCAATTGTAGAAAGATCAGCATACCCCAAGTCAATGGAAGTATGCTCGAATTCACGCTCTCGAATGAATTCTATGGTAGGACTAATCATCTGGTTTCTACGGTGGAATGACGACCGCCATATTTTTTGACGCGGTTCAGAACGTCATTCCAACCGGAACCAGCTCGCTTAAGGTCTGAAATGGCACCCTCATAATTGATTGAGGGAGCTTCGAAAATACGAATGATCTGCCCTTTCTTTTTACAGATAGGACACGGACGCTTAATTGGCTTTTCGCGATCTGAGATGGAAATGTTCTTTTCAAAAAAACCATCACATGAATCACAATGATAATTGTATGTCATACTGATATCATTTATAAACAAACCAAGATGGCACCTCACGATTGGTCCATTTCATGCTAAATTTGTCTTGCTTGGTTTGATAGAACTTACGATATGAACCAACCGGATCGTTAGCATCTATGCATTCAGGTTGGGACTTCATGGCTAACGCAAATGGTGTAAGTGGACCGTCACTAAGCTTTGCCGGAAATTGGCCTAGAAGCGTACGAAGCTTTGTATCTGTGGCATGAATCTTGCCATACCGGTGTGTATATTCGTCGCATAATGCCCGAAAGAGTTCATAATGCCACTTATAGTTTTCACGCGTATGGCGTGTCCATAGATTCGAAGGATGATTGGCATGTGTAGCCTGATATAAAGCGGAATCCATGGTCTGATCGAAATGTTTCCATACTTTGACTGAACGTACGGTGCCATTGGCCAGAGTGCGGGATTCTCTAATTTCAACACCGTCTAATATTCGATGTGCCGTCGAAAGCATCTGAGCCGCTTCGACAATCATTTTTATTACGTGTTTATCGCAATGCTGTTTGGCCGCGCTGATTGGGTCTTTGTCTAGTACGAATATATTCATAATATATGAGCGTAATTATACGCTATCAATAGCACAAAGTAAATCGCTAAATTTCAAATCAAGTCCAAAGCTTACTGCGATTCTGCACTATCCATGTCAAATGCTGAGTCTCAATCTTTTCAAATTGAGCTTTCAATTTTTTTGTCTTAGCATACAATTCTTTACTCGAAGCCACGTCATACTCATTCGAATTGAACATAGCTTCAATGCCATCGATGTCAATTGAAGGATAACTATCCTCAATGTCTTTCTGAAAGGCAAACCGTTCGAACTTGGCCCAATTATAGATCTTTTCAATTTTGCCTTTGTCTTTTTTATCCCATTCGAATAGTTCTAAAGCCCTTTCATTTTCAACGAAATCGATGATTGCCGCATATAGAAATTCTGGTATCAAATCCTTCTTGTCAGTCCAATGATTAGGAATGATCTTACTGGCCCATTTATTTTTAGGAAAAAGCCAGTCATGAATATCATAATAATAATCACGGACTTTATATGGAAGAGCATACCACAATCTATCAGATAGATCTTTTCTATAATGCTTCAAATTGTCTAAAACCGTTTGATTGGAGTCTTGATTTTTCATTGTTTTACTGGAATAAAAGTGTCTAGAAATTCTTCTATTGAACTGAACCAGATAAACGAATCTGGCTGATTTGTATTGATTCGAATCACC